CTATCATATGACTTGTAGAGGTTCAAGATTTAAGGACGGAGCACTTCGAAATCCTGCGGGACAAGTGTTTATGAAAGGTAGGGAGAGTAGTGAGTGGTTAGCACAGAATTTAAGAAGTACAAGAAACTTCATTCGCAAGTGGGGACATATGGTTAAACACGATGAATTGATGCATCCTATAGTTCCACCTAAATATGATGTAGGATTTGTTGTAGAGAATTGTGATACAAATATGTTAAAAGAGTTAGAACCTTGGTGTTCAGATATATATGGTGATTGGGTTGGACATAAAGGATTTGGTGTTAATGATTATATTAAGAAAGAACAACCTGATACTCAATTTGATTTGAAGAAGAAAATTCATTCCGACCATTTTGAAGCAAAAAATAATGTGGTTGTTAAGTTCAACTGTAATCTTTTAACGCCCCAGAATTTTCAGATATTAGTGAACTTATCGGAGATACTTAAAGAAAGTGGTGAAGTGGGTGAGATGGAGCTGGAAATATTTAAGTTTAACATAAAATCACTTGATAGTTATGAGAAGGAGTTAATAAATGTTATATAAAGATTATATTACAGAAGTACCAGATTTTCCAATAGAAGGTGTAAGTTTTAAAGACATATCACCATTGTTGGCAAACAATGAGGTCTTGTCGGAAGTTATTAATAGGATGGGTGCATTAATCATTGATGTTTCCGAAGGTGCACCAGGTCCACGGGCTAGTCGTGGTCGTAAACCACCAGATTATTGGATTGGAATAGATTCAAGGGGATTCTTATTTGCATCTGCTTTAGCATTCCATTGGGGTGGTGGAGTTGTGATGTGTAGGAAGGAAGGTAAGTTACCACCAACTGTTTTTAGTCATAGTTATTCAACTGAATATAGTGAAGATACTATACAAATCAAACAAGGTAGTGGAACGGCAGTTATAGTAGATGATGTGTTAGCAACTGGTGGAACATTACAGGCAACAAATCATCTGGCTAAATCAGCGGGATATGATGTTATAGACAATTTGGTATTAATTGATTTAAAATATGTTCCAAGAGTAGAAGATTTTAATTTAGAAGTAAGGAGTTTAATACAATATGATTAGAACTGCAGAATTTGTATCACCTGGACATCCAGATAAATTATGTGATAGGATATCAGATAAAATATTAGATACTTGTTTAGAACAAGATTCCGAATCAAGAGTTGCAATAGAAACAGCAGGTGGACATGGTTCAGTTCATTTGACTGGTGAGATAACTACTAATGCAGAATTAGATTATGAGTCAATAGTAAAAGAAGTGAGTGGTATAGATAAAGTTACTCATAATGTAGTGAAACAATCTAACTTCATCAAACAAGGTGTTGATGTTGGTGGTGCAGGTGACCAAGGAATAATGGTTGGTTACGCCTGTGATGAGAATGACGAGTATGTTCCACAAGAATATTATATAGCAAGACATTTGTGTAGACATTTATATGAGAAGTTTCCATATGATGGTAAAACACAAATCACAACAGACGACCATTGGATTACTCATATAGTAACGAGTTTTCAGAATACAGAAAAAGAACAATTAGAACAATCAGTTGTGGAGTATATGGACTTTGCAGTAGACGATATCAAAATTCATTGTAATCCAGCAGGAGATTGGACACAAGGTGGATTTGATGCAGATGCGGGATTGACTGGCAGGAAATTGGTTGTGGATAATTATGGGCCACGAGTTCCGATTGGTGGTGGAGCTTATAGTGGTAAGGACCCATCAAAGGTTGATAGAAGTGCAGCCTATATGGCAAGATATATTGCCGTAAGTGAGATGAAGTCAAAGAAATTGAGTGAATGTTGGGTTTATTTGAGTTATGCCATAGGTGAGAAAGAACCACTACAATCTACAGCAACTGATGGTAAAACATCGTGGGATATATCAGATAAATATTCTGTATATCCAAATGAAATTATAGAATACTTAGATTTAAAGAAACCTATCTATTATGAAACTTCTCAATGGGGAGCATATGGAAATGGTTTTAAATGGGATTTAATATGAGTAAAAAAACATGGAAAGATGCAGATAAATCTATTCTGAAATCTCTACCAAGTCCAGAAGTGGGTAGACCATATGAATTAAAGATGAAACAACCAGAGTTGACATTTATGGGAGTTCATGAACAACCAGATTTTGCCACATTATTTATTTTGATGTATCCAAATGGTAGAATAGTTGAATTGAAATCTTTAAAGATATATCTACAACAATACAGAGATATTATAATTTCGTATGAAAGATTGATAAATGTTATATTTGATGATATGATGAGTATTTATGAACCAGAAAGATTACGACTTGTTTTAGACTGTAACCCCAGGGGTGGAATAATGTCACGGACAACTATAGATTCAGATTGGGAAGCACTTGGTGGTGAAGAAAAATATAGCAGTTGGGGTGAAGATGTTTGGTAAAGACGATATTCTAATAGTATGTGCCCTTGAAAAAGAAACCGCTGGTGAATTAGTAGATTGGAATATATTATATACTGGAGTTGGTAAGGTCAATGCTACTTACAAATTAACACATCGATTAACTGATTCTACTCACGGTGAACCAAAAATAGTAATAAACTATGGGACAGCAGGAAGTAGAGATTTACCAATAGGTGAATTAGTAGATTGTACAAAGTTTGTTCAACGAGATATGAATGTAAGTGGATTAGGATTTATGGAAGGTCAAACTCCATTTGAAAATGATGTTCCAATAATACTGGATTCGACTGATATAAAATTTAATCCAATAGGTAAGAATTATGTGTGTGGAACCGGAGATAATTTCGTTGAAAATATTGAAGATATTTCTGGTTATATTGACGTGTTAGATATGGAAGCATACGCACTGGCAAAAGTATGTAGATATTTACATATTCCATTTATTTCATTCAAATACATTACAGATAACGCAAATGAACATGCCTCAGGTGATTGGGAAGATAATTGTTCAAATGGAATACATGAATTTAAGGGGAGAATATTAGGATGCGTTTAGCAATTGATTGTGATGGAGTTTTAAGAGACTTCATTGGTAGTGTTAAGAGAGTAGTAGCAAGAGAATGTCCAGAATACAAGGATCAATTAGATAAGTTACCAGAAAATTGGGATTTCATAACTTGGTTGACATTTTGGACAGAGGAAGAAGCTGAAGATTTTATATTTGTAAAGCATTATTATGATATATTTGTTAACGCTGATCCATACCCAGAGGCAATAGAAGATTGGCCTATATTGAAAGAATGGTCAGTAAAAAATAACCATGATTTGGTATTAGTATCAGCCCAACGAAATCAAACTGTAAATGCTACATCAGAGTGGATAGGGATAAATAAGTTTGATTTTAGAGAACTTCATTATATTAGAGAGAAGTGGCGGGTAGATGTTGATATATTAGTTGATGACAATATGAAAAAATTAAAGTCATTCAAAGAAAAATCTGTAGCAAGTGGTGATGCAATTTGTTTTAAACAACCATGGAATACTGAATTACATAACTCATATTGGACAATAGATAGATTAAGTGATATTATAGATTTAGTGGAAAATAGATTATGAATGTTTTAGTAACAGGTGGAGCAGGTTTCATTGGCACAAACTTAATTTTCAAATTACTACAAGACAGTCACAAAGTAGTTTCATTAGATAATTACAGTACAGGTAAACGAGAAAACGAAGTCAAAAATCAATGGTATAAAGGTTGTGTATATTACGATGTAGATATTACTAAAACAAAGGACTATTCATTTTTCATGGATAAAGTTGATGTGATATTTCATTTGGCGGCATTAGCAAGAATACAACCATCACTTATAGATACAGTTTCAACCATAGAAAATAATTTCAATGGTACTCTAAATATATTAGAGTATGCCAGACAAAATAGCATAAGAGTAGTATATGCAGGTTCCAGTTCATTTCACCACGGATTATATTCAAGTCCGTATGCTTGGTCAAAGTATGGTGGAGAAGAACTTTGTAAACTGTATGGTGAAGTATATGGATTAAGTACAGCAATATGTAGATTTTATAATGTATATGGAAAACATCAAGTAGAAGATGGACCATATTCAACTGTGATGGGAATATTTGAAAGACAATATAGAAATGGAGAACCACTTACAATAACAGGAAATGGAGAACAGCGACGAGATTTTACCCATGTTGATGATATTGTAAATGGATTAACATTGTGTATGAATGATAAGTTTAATGCAGATATATTTGAATTAGGAAGTGGAGTGAATTATTCTATGAATGAATTAGCTGATATGTTCGGTGGTGAAAAGAAATACATTCCAGCACGTAAAGGTGAGTATGATAGAACTTTGTGTGATTATTCAAAGACAGAACTAAAATTGGGATATAAACCAACTCGTAATATAAAAGAATATATAAAAGGAATAATTTAATGCAATACTATTTATTGATGTCTAACGACAGCGAGGCCGATACAATGTTAGAAACCAATTTACTGGGAGACGAAAGTTTTGGAGTGTTGTACACAGGACTCGCAATGATAGCATTACTAAACATAGTAAACAAGTATCCAGAAAAAATAGGAGAAGTTCGTATATTTGATGACATGGGCAAAAAATACACAGTTACAGAATTTCTTGATATTATTGCAAAGTTAAAAATAAGAAGTCAGTAAGGAGAATATAGAAATGTCTAAACATAATTGGACACGAGATTGGGAATTATTTGAAGAAGAATTGAACGATGAAGTAGAACAAGAAAAACATGATCACTTGAAGAAGAAAAAAACGTGGGAGCAAATACAGAAAGAGAAGAAGAAAGCAGAAGAAAAGAAAGTATGGCAAAAGAAACGCAGAGTATCAAATAATGAGGGGACCAAAAAATGAAATACAAGTTGATTGATAAATTCAACAATGTAGTAAATACGGTAGATTTGGAAAGTGGTGTAGGAATAAGTGGAGCACGAACATATTTCATAGGAGTTAAACGAATATATGGAAGTGAATTTGATAAAATATGGAAAGTAATTACAGAAGATCATTGGAATAAAAAACTCAAATCACTTCATCAAAAATCATCATACAAATGGTGGAACGAAGATAGAGAAATTACAGACGATGAATTAAAGTTTTAAAATAAAATAAGGTAATGGTTATGAAAACACAAGAACTGGAATTGACTCCTGAGCAACTACAGGAGTTAGCAAAAATAGTAACTGAGATAGAGGCAGAGGCGATTCAAATGGTAAAAGATTATGAAACTAACCCATCACAGGAAAGTGGCAGTATAGTTCACGTTCACCATTCCAGTTCATTATTAGAAAATGAAGAAGAAACATTAGATGATATTGCTTTGGTAAGTAGTAGTGAATTACTCACTAAGGAATACAAAAAACAACAGGAGAATAACGATGATTGAAAATATACTGTGGACACTATTAGGAGTATTTATAGGTTCAATAGGTGGAATACTTATTATTTCACTTCTCACATCAAGTAAGACAGAAGATTTACACATGGAAATACAGGATTTGAGAACCCAACGACAATTACTCAAAGAAGAAATATTTAGATTGAGTAATCAGGCAAAACCTAAACCCAGAAAAAAACGTTCCCGTAAACCTAAAAATAAATAATGTGGAATAATATAATAGACTTTATTAAGGGTTTATTTCATGAAAGGGATACAGTAGTAGAATTAACAGAGGAGAAGAAAGAAATGAAAGTATATAAAGTAGGTGATAAATTATCTAAACACTTTTCTTATGATGAAATGACGAGAAGTCAGACTGCTTCCCGTAATGGTATAGACAATACGCCATCTAGTAAAGAGGTGAATAATTTAATATCATTATGTGATACTATATTAGAACCAGTTAGAGTTCATTTTAAGAAACCAGTTACAGTAACGAGTGGATATCGGTGCTTGGAACTAAACAGTAAAATAGGTAGTACAGATAGATCACAACATACGAAAGGTGAAGCAGCAGATTTTGTAGTAAATGGGAAACCAACTGTCACTGAAGTTTGGAAATGGATTATAGAATCAGATTTAGATTTTGACCAGGTTATTCAGGAATTTGGAAGATGGATCCATATCAGTTTTAAAGGGGACGGTAAGAACAGACATAAATGTTCAATAGCTAAAAAGGTTAATGGTAAGACAAGATACTTTCATTACACTGAAGAACAAATAGAAAATGGAGATTATGAAACAGTAAAAGTATAATACGAACTTATAAAATTTATAAATTTGATATTTATACATAAGTAAATACATATATCCCACTAATGGTTATTATATTATTTAGTGGGATTTTTTTATCTATTTCACAAATTAAAGCGGAGAACTCAATATGAAAATATCACCAGATATTAAACAGAAACATGAAGAGATGTTTTACCCAACGGTACGAGTCAGAACTAATATATCAGGTGGGTCAGGAACAGTAGTATATTCCAAAAAATATAAAGGTGAAGTTTATACATATGTAATTACTAATCACCATGTTATTGCAGAATGTATTACGGTTAAGAAAAACTGGAATCCAGTACTTAAACGTAAAGTAGATACAGAAACATTAGATACAGTTCAAGTAGAGTATTTTAAGTATAATAATTATTCACATTGTATTGGTTCATTCGCAGTAGAAGCTGATATTGTTGCTTATAGTGATCATGAAGGTGGTGAAGATTGGGCATTATTAAGAGTAAGAGATAAAG